AGTACCGTCACTTGATAATTGTATACCTGATGTATTTGCACCATCTCCTTGTATCGATAGTTTAGCTGGGGGTGTAGTTGTGCCTATACCTACTCTCGACTCAGAACCATCAATACGCATCACTTCAGTAGTTGTTGTATTATCGACTGTTTTAAATATTATATCTTTATCATTCTGTGTGTTTTGTAAAATAAAGTCTTGTGAACTGTTGGTTAATCTACCAAACTCAGCACCAACTCCCATTAATACTATATCTTGACCACCTGCATCTAATCTTATATCATCATCAGCATCTATAGTGAAATCTCCAGAAGTAGATACATCAAACTCTACTAAACCACTACTAGTTCCATATAATTTAATTGGGCTAGCGTTACCTGATACTGTTAATAGGTTAGGGGCTGAAGTTGTTCCTATACCTACATTACCGGCTGTAGCTCCTGAGCCTTTGACAATCAAAGCTGTATTAGCTTCATTATCATTGTAAAATAATCTTATATCTGATTCTGATTTAGATGCAAAGGCTATATAATTATCTCCTTGGTCAGTTCTGATTGCTCCTTTTACATCTTCAGCTGCGTTTGTAAAACCGATAGGCCAACCACTGTTAGTACCTATCTGTACACTAAGCATATCACTGAAACTAGCTGGGTTAGTCAAACCTATACCCACTTTTTGTTCTGCACCATCAAATATAGCGTAAGTGCTAGTTCCTGCTTGAACAAGAATATCATTATCAGGTCTTAAGAATAAATCTTGGTCTGCACTAATAAATAAATCTTCAGGGTTCTCAGTGTTTGTAGTTATAGATGTATCAGTTGAATCAAAGTAAATGGCCTTTGCTTCACCCAAAGTTATATTTCCATAAAATACAGCATCTTGGTCTGATTCTAAACGTAATGATTCAGCACCATTTGTAAAGAAACGCATAGCATCTAAACTGTGGTTATAACCTATGTGCCCTATAGCATTACTTGAAGTATCTCCAAATAACAACCTACCTTCGTGTGTATCATCACCTACATCAATAAGTATACCTTCATCATTAGCAGATGTTAGAACGTGTAATGGTTGTTGAGGTTGAATTCCTATACCTACACCAGTTGAAGTTACATTAGCTATATTAGAATTAGCTGCCCTAATATTCAATGTGTCTGTTGAATGGGTATAAACTAATCCTCCTGCTGCATCTGCGCCAGAGTCTCCCATATTAAATTGAGCATAACCATCAGTAGCAGACCGTAGTTGTATTCTAGAATATGCACCACTATCAGAAGACTGTACTCTTACTTCTTGTGTAGCAGCGCCACTAACATCTAAAGGATAACCGGGTACCTCTGTGCCTATACCTACATTACCATCAGACCTTACATACATCAATTTTGCAGAATCAGAGGCCCTAACACGCATAGCATATGTACCAGCTGTATCTCCCAAGTCTACTCTAAAATCTCCTTTACTGTCTGCTCTAATATTGTGTGCAGAAGTGTCTGTTTTTAAAGTTAGATGACCAGTCTTTGCTTCAAGTTGAGAATCTCCTCCGCTATTTACAGAAACTCCTAGATAATTACTAGCATCATAACTAAACCTTGCTTGTTCTGTTGTAGATAATACTTCTAATGGGGTATTAGGTCCAGTTGTGCCAATGCCTATTTTAGCTGGCGAACCTACAATGTTTAAATTATTATTGTGTAAAGAACTATTAGGTCCTAAAGATATAGCACTATTTTCTGTATTAATGTATCTAGAGGTGTCATCATCTGATAAATCAATAGACGCTCTATTGTCGCTAGATTTAAACCTAGCTACTATATCAATTGTGCTTGAGTTTACATCTAATATTCGTACAGGTGAAGTTTCACCTATACCGAGTCTATTATTTGAATCATCATATGTAAGTGCAGATGCTCCACCAAAAGCGCCACCATTGTTATATTGAATTTGTGTATCAGAACCACCGGGGCTTGCTGTAGCTGCTAAAGCATCTAAATTAACGGTAACATCTGATAGCCCACCGTTACGGGCTAAAGAAAGGGTATAATTAGGTGAGCCACCTAATGTTGCCCCAGTAACATAATAATTATTTCCAGCTGGTGCTGCGGACTCAATGCGTTTATTACCCACTGCATTATGGGCTAAACTTTTTAATACCTTAGTGTATCTTGCCATTATTAATAAATATACTCCATTGCACTATTTAAATATTGTGCTGAAAATGTAAAGTGGAGAGCATTTCCTCGCCAGCTCTCCAAAGGCTAATCAACTAAGCTTAACCAGAAGCTCCGTTAATTGAGATTATTCCAACTTCAGGTCTGACAATTTTTAGACCGTATCTCATAGACATGTAGGAACCGACAATACCGAATCCGGGATTGGCTTCTTCTACAGTGAGAGGTCTTCTTTCTACATAAACCATAGGTTTTGTTGAAAGGTCAAAAGTACCAAATCTTGTTGATGGAACATATGCGTTAACAACTACAGTTAATCCATATATAGAACCGACGATTCCACTTGAAGCAGTCTCAGCGACTGGACTTCCGGGCATCATAGCGGCTTGTGTTGGGTTAGCTGCACCACCTGCTTCTCCTTGTGCTGCTGTGAAAGCAGTTACAAAGTCACCTAAGTCTAATAAAGACTTGTAGTGAGCTGGGGAGATAAACAAGTGTGATGCGTTGTATCCACGGGTTGAAACTCTGTCAATAGCTTCGGTGATATCTGAGAGAGCTAAGTCTCCTGCATTATCTCCAGCTGCTCTGACGTATGAGTTTCTAATCAACCTTGTATCAGATTCGTTACCGTATGAATCTACACGCTTATCTGAAGCGTCGATATCTGCTGCTGTCATACCTGCACCATAGAAACCAGATTGTGGGTTCGTAGCGAAAGCATCTATTGCAGTTTCGTTTGTAGTTTCATCGATTTGGATTGTTCCGAAGGTAGTGTCTGCTGTGTGAGCACCGAAAATGACCTTAACTACGTGGTCGGTCATGTGTCTGTCTACAGCTCTGCGGGCTTCATTCAAAGCCATTTCTACTTCGTTGAATCTTGAATCTTCAATCATTCTTCGGGTAACACCTACTGCAATACCCCATTCATTCACAGAGACACGCTCGGAGCGTAGCTTTGTGTGTTGGTATTCAGGAGTTGTTCCTTCGTTTATTCTTTCTAGCTTCATGCTAGGTTTTGCTAAAGTAATATCAATATTACCACCAGTGTCAGTTGTCATTGGTTCAGCGAAGAAAGACATGACTGGAAGCTCTGCGACTTTGTAGTCCATAATTGCTTCTTTGTAGTCAATAAGTACTCTTTCACCTACTCCACCGTCAACAGACCCTGTGTTTAGTGTCGTTAAAAGACCAGATGTTGCGTCTACCATTTATAACTCCTTAGAGGGTTTGACATTTTGTCAATCCAGCGGCTGCGTTATTTTCTAACGTTACAGCTTGGCATTTTGGTGCACCTGCAGCATTTGTAGCTGTGGTCAATCGACCTGCGGTTCCACCCATCATCATAGCGACACCTGCTCCTACATCGTCACAGTTGATGTTTAGGACTACTCCTACACCAGTAACTACTGAACATACAGCACCTGATGCTGCATCTGTCAATGCTACTCCAACATATGCGAAATCGAAACCGGTATCGTCACTGTCTGCTTGCTGGAGAGTTCCATTGGTATCCAATGAACATGCGTCTCCTGCAGTGATTGCTTCAGCGGTTGTATATGGTAATATACGTGCTGGAGCTCCACCGTCATTTATCAAAATTTCTGTTGCCATATTTATTTCTCCTTATAGTATGAAGGGTCTAATCTAATACTACCCTTTACCATTTTCATACCGAACTTTCTTTCTGTTTCTGGAACTTCACCTTCTTCAGCTGTTTTTCCTTTACCGAAAGACCTTTCGACATCATTGCTTGGCTCTGGCATTGCTGCTAGAGCATCGCTAAATCCAGTCAATCTGGATTCATCCCATGCAGAGAGTTCCTCTACACGAGCATCCTTGGCTGATTCTTCGATAGTACCGAATAAAACTTCCTTGGATATGATTGCTTCTACTGCTTCTAACTTTCGTGCTTCTGCTTCTTTCTCTAGTCTTTCTTCTTCTGCTTTCTTGAAAACTTCTAATTCTTTCATAGCTTTCTTGAATTCAGATTCGATTTCCTTTTTAGATGCTTCTGCTTCTTCAAGTTGTGTGCGTAGAGAAGCGAACTCGCGTTCGACAATGTTCTCTGCCTCGGATTTTACAG